TGTCGATGATGATCCGGCTGTTCTGTGCCACACCACCGCCGATGCAGTTTGCGCCAAACAGATTTTTCCCGATGACCCGGCAGTGATGATACTCGTTCACATACGGTTCATCCCATTGCCAGATATCATCATGAATGGCGTATTCCATGCCCTCCGCATACAGATCAAGCCCTTCGAGTGTCACATTGTTCCCAACGTATACCGGGCAGAACCTTGCGGTGTAGTCGGCCGGAAAATACCATACGCAGCGCACTTTGGCCCCAGGCAGAAATTTCACCCTTCTGTCGTGCAGCCGGATTCCGTACTGAAACCCGTTGCCCAGCTCAGTCTGATCGTTCAGCGTATCAATGCCGAAATAATCAATGTACTCCTGCAGGATGTCGTATTCTCCGGGGAAGACGATGATGTCCTCCCCGGAATCAACTGTTTCATATACCGCCTGCGTGAAGGAATCATAGTCCGCGCCGAGAGAACCGACAGTGATTTCAGCACAGGCCGCAGAAACAGTAAACAGTGCTGCAATTATTACAGCGGCCAGCCGTCTCATCCTTCGTTCTCCTGCCACAGTGTTTCCGTCCCAGAGGCGATCATTTCGCCGACTGCTTTTGCAGTGTTCATCATTTATACCCATGTCTTCAATCATTGATAACAATGTCACTAATCATTTTTCTGTTTTGAGAATAACCATTATCCCTACTCCATGAATAAACAGTGGTATCGTTTTCAGAAAAACTGTATGAAGTGTTACTATTATAATACCTTGTAAAACTAATTACATACTTATTCCCAGCCCTAAACTGATAATCCACAAATGATGCAGCAGAAAGACCGTCTGTCGATACTTTGGCACTAAAATTTACAACCGGTGTAAATGTTATAGAAGCAGCATAATTATCTGATACTGTTGCACTGAAAGTTGCACCTGTTTGATCAAAAGAAATCTTGGTATCACTATAACTATACAATTTAACAAGCGCGGGGAAGTATCCTTCTGGATCAAACGGATAGCCACCAAGATATGTGGGAAAATTACTTATTATAGCCATGAATCAGCACACCCCGCTTTATTCGGTAGTAACATCAGGCTTTTCAGGTCTGCGGTCAAAAGCTTTCATATCAACAGTTCTCCCAAGACTGTTAATAATATACGCTGCATGATATGTAATATTGTTGTTGCTAATATCTGCAGCGAGGATGTTGTAGAACCGTTTTTGTGCTTCGTCATAGCTTGTCATGTATTCAACGCTGTTGCTCATCTTTCCGTTGGACTGAAAGACTCTCACGACCTGAAAGAAGATATCATTCCTGTAATTCATAGTTTTTTCATTCCTTTCAAAGTTTTAATTCGTTCTGTTGCTTTTATTTGGTTTCTATTCTATCACCATTAAGCCGCATTTTTGTTCATCCGCATCACTCCTTCCGCAATTTCTCAAGTATGTTGGGTTTTCTAACTGATTTAAAGTCCGATTTAAGTTAGAACACCTTCGCCATTGTCTTCATCCGTAAAGTGCTATGTCCAATGCGGACATGCTGTTCTTTCTCGGTTTTACATATTCTTTAAACGTAATAGCCTGAGATAGTAACAAATTGCCATCCGCATCATCAGCTTCGATTCGACAATATACGGCATCATTTGATACTGTATGAGACGCTGCTGAACCACTATACTCTGTCGGATTTCCGTCTTCAATAAAACGAATTGTAGTTCCGCTGTTCGTACTTACGCTGATAGTTTTGCCGTTTACAGAAATATCGTTAAAAGCAAATGTTCCTTGCTCTCGACGGCAATAGAACTGACCATTCCTATATGCTTTAAGACATGCGTGATTTGCTTCTTCACCCGTAATCGGGATATTGTTCGGCAAAAGCAATACATTTTGTCCGCACCAATTAGCATCGGTTTCAGCTTCATGGTCGGGAACAGCGAACCCCCAACACCTTCTACCAGTTAGAAGTATTTCGTCCCAATAAGAACGGCAATCCCAGTTAGCGCCTGCTCCATGAGCGTATGTGCTGATGTTTTCAACTCCAAGAATGCGGTCATCGTAGTCGAGCATTTTTATGGCGAAATTCGTGGAAATGTGTATGCCATTTCTATTAGTCCACTTTAGGTGATTGATTGTAATTCCACCAGCATCGTCATAGAGCATATGGGAAAGCATAATATCAAAAGCTACTTTCCAGTTTAGCGGAGTCCATCCGCCACTCGATGACCCAGAACTAAATGTACATCCAAGAGCATTGAAATGTCCATCAGTTATCCAACCAAAATGTTCTGCGTTCGGGCAAGCGATTGCATCTTCAGAAATATTTGTTATGTTGCCATATGGCAAAGGATAATACGGAACACTTGGGCGATAATTGGAAAGAGCCATGTGTCGGCAACCACCGTTATAGAGTCGATCAAAGCTTGCTTGAGTCGTAGCATGGGCATGAGAAACGGAAATGATTGGAATGCAATTACTCCAATTCACATTCTCATATGGATTGAGCATTGCCGTCACCTCTTAACAACAGCATAAATTGTAATATTCCCCGCGCTTGTAGGAGTTCCACTCGGATCAACACGAACTTTGAAATAGCGTAAATAAGGCAAATACTTAAAATCATCAGGTGTAATCATCACCACTTTGGCACTGGAAGCAGCAGGAAGAGTGAAAGCAAGACTCGTTCCATCAAGCCCGTACATCCACACTGTTGATTGTGTGTTGATATCTGAAAAGAGATTGATTGTAGTAGAAACTCCGGGCATTTTGTATTGTATTCTAAGACCAACGATTCCGTAATTTGAAAGATCTACATTGTTTGACAGATTATCAAACACAGAGCCATCAACAATGTCACTTTTATCCAAAAGTGTTATCATGCTTGTTTGCCACTCTTTGGTTGTGATCAATTTCCCATCAGGCTCAACGAGAATGCCTTTTGCAATGTTGCTCGGATTTTTTCCAGCAATCTGTAATACGCTCATGATTATTCCTCCCATATATTTCCATCTTCTACAATGGCATTTTCAATAATTCTTGTTTTCTCATGCGATTCTTTTATTGTTACCTTATAGGTTCCAGAATATGTAGCGGTACGCCCACGAATCAGTAACGCAGCGTTAATAGTTTCTGCACCAGTATCGAATATTTTTGTCACAATATGATTATCTGCGCTCTCAATCTCAGCCATAGTAATTGATACGAGACTAATTTCACCATGCAATGAAAAATATATGTTGTTTTCATTCATTCCCGTTTCGCTTATCCGCTCCACTATAAACATGAGCCTTCTATTTTGAGGAAGAACAATCTGCCTATTCTCCAAAGGTGGAGGCAATGAAGTTATTTTAGTATAAGTATCATCTGATAAAATGAGGTACGAATAACTTCCTGAATATGTTCCCCAAAACGAAAACTCGTTCCCTCTTTTTTGCGTTCCAAGACTATTGTATGTAGTGTCTGCGTCTACCTCCCAATTATAGCCGAAGTAATCATTCATATAATTAACTTCGTTAATCTGATTTTTTAGGTCTTGTAATAATCGTTGGTGATAGTCATTGCTGTTTTCTATAAAATATATTCTAAAAGTTCCACTATACTCAAAGGTTTTGAAATGTATTGTAATTCCATATTTGTTGCTTAATGCAACAAATTCTTTTTCAATCCGTTTCACACCATTTGCAAATTCCGACAGCGAAACACTGGCTTCTAAATGTGTGGAAACATTATCATTATCATCAACATATCTTGCCGCAAAATAAACATCCTGTTCAATTGATGTTTCTGACAGTCTCTCACAAACAAGCTTGTATTGCCGTCCTTTTATTAACGGAATTGTCAATTTTGAAACATCGAAATCCGTTGCTGATGAACTTATCGTACCATCATCGCTCGACAACATCAAAAATTGAGACGAGCCAGTATGCGATCCACTGAATGTGAATGTATTATTATTGGTTTTTACTGTTTTTGCTGAATTATATGTTTTTGTCCAGTTTTCGCCAAGGTTGATTACGTTTCCTTCGACTTCATTTGTAAGATATAAAGCGCTCTTTAAATCAGTTATGCTGCTATCAATGTTATGCAGTTTATCTGCACTCCATGTCTTGTTATAATCACCGTCACCAGCCGTATCATCAATTGTAACGTTTGACCCGGATTCTGAAAGATTGATAATCGTAATGGGGATATCGGTTGTGGGAGCAATGCCGAGGGCGGTCAATGTTATTGATCCATTTGCCATTGAAGAACAGACAAGTCTTGCCAAAGCGGCCTGATTGTACTGGTCATCGGTGCAATTTGATGCAAGGCTTACTATTATATGGCTGGCGGGTGTAATGTTTTGAACTGAAATGTTCTGCGTAAATGGATGCTGGGAAGACCAATTGGCAGCAAGGGCAGTCGCATTTTGTACGTCTGGTTCTGCACCGCTTATTCCTCTTGGAATAGAAAAATCAATATTATAGTGTCCATTAAGACTTGTCAGAACAGCCTGTGGTGCAGCTCCTGCAGGAAGTGACCTTGCGGATACTGTCATATCGTTAATCTGATTGACAATACCCATAATTTCACTTAGGTCAGGAACAATACGATCATTGTCAACAATGCTGTCTGATCGATCCCGGTAAACCAAGGCCGTAAACGCACATACTGTGACCTTATTTCCTTCTGATTCCACTTTAATAACAAAACTGGCGCGACCTGTGAAATAATATGCGTTTTTCGGCAATATAACGGAAACTGCATTTCCGGTTATTGTTCCATCAATAGTCAGTGTTGCCGTGTCCGGCCTGATCATGTAGCATTTAACTGCACCAGAGAGAGTATACGGTATTTCACCATCAAAAACATCAACAATGATTTCATTTGCAGTTTCGTCATCCATAAAAAGATCTGTCTTTAATTCCTGCAAGCGGATCGGCTTTGTCAAATCGGTTTTAAATCTTTCTTTTCTGTTCATCGGACGCATCTCCTTTCAATCATTTCGCATAGGCAAACCACCGCAATAGAATGGTTGTTAATCCGCTTGTTGACGATGATGGAATACTGATTAGGGTTTTGAATGATGCCCGTGTTTTCGCATATATTCCGTAATCGAAACCAGCAAGCATAACCTGATCCGTATCGGACTCGTTGTCCGGGACAATCAGCACCGCATAATTGACGGTGTTCATCTGCGGTGAAATGTTGACGGTGAATTCCTGCGGGGTCGAAAATGATTCAACTGTTATGCTGATTGATCCAGTAGCCGTCTTCCTTGCATTCGCAGATGATTCGCTTTGATATTCGCTGTTCCGATTGTTCTGCAAATTGGACGAAGCAGTCTGGCTTACTCCCTGTTCGTGGATGATTCTCAGAACGGTTTCCGCTTCTTCCGAAAGTCTGATCTGCACCCTTCCGGGATCGTTGTACACATCGCGCCAGTTCAGCTGCGTAATGTGTTCTTCGATGACTTCATTCATATCTTGAACGGAAAGCCTGTACAGTTTGCCTAAAGCAACCATGTCCAGCGGTTCACCTGTCACAGCAGAGAAATCTATGCCGTCAATCTGAACCGTATTTACGGGCCGCTTGTGGGTCTGTAAATAGGTGCTTGCCACAAGCATGGCTTCCTCTTCGGTGTAGTCGTTTGCTTGCAGCACCGTTTCAATTATCCCGTACTGACCCACTGTATCCGCATCCATATGGCCTATCGCTTCGTTGTTCTCAGGCGGCAGACCATCCAGATATACCCTTGTGAATAGTTGGCTATCGTCACGGCGCACCCTTGCGCTGACAATATTCCGGGAAAGTCTGCCCTCCGCTGACACAACTGTTTGCAAGCGGACAATATTGATCGTCCACGGGGTTGTGGAGAAATCAAAGTCCATCATATATGTCGGGATTTGCTTCATCAGGGAAAGCATGGCAGTAAGAACATTGGAAACGCTGATATTGCAGACAACATCATCTGTTGCATCGATGCGTCCCAACTGCCAACGTGTACCCCTGTAATTGGAGAACACAAGGCTTATTGCCGCTGGAAAGCTCATAACAGATTCCTTGATTTCCTGCTGCACGATCCAGTCCCCGACTTCGCAGATGGCGTGTTCCAATGAAATTGTGATTGTGGCACTACCGCCATACACGTCCTCTGGGATTCTTGACCTGAATATCCCGCAAGATCGGTTCGGAACAAACAGCTCCACATAACTCCTGTCCGGAATGCTCTGCTCCCGTGGAAGAACAATTGACGCAGTGGACAGGGGCGTGGCATTTTCGGTTATGGAAACCTTGCCGGGGATGATTCTCCGCACTTCGTTGCCATTGTCATCCAGTAAGCGTGGAAGCTTAATCACAGCCACACCCCCCGAACAGAAAACGTCACAGATACGGAAGCAGATGCAGAAAAGCTGATATCATTCGGCTTTCCACACTGTGCAACAAGATCATCTGAGGATGCACCTGTGCGTTTATCCATAATCGAAACGTTCCCTCGCTTAATCGACTGGAAACCAAGGTCATTATACGAAATCTTAATTGGTTCCGTTGTGGTTGCACCGCAGCCGTTAAGCGTAATAGATGTATTGCCAACTGTCAGCGTTATATTCTGAACAGTGGATACCGGAGTAACAGTCACTTCAACAAAGCTTGTCATTCCATTGCCCGGAGCATACAGGCTTCCGTTTCCGCTGGTTCCACTCAGAACAGCCGTTGACGGATACATGTCTTCCCACAAAGGATGTTCATATCCAGTGAAAACAACCGTAAGCTCTTCTGTCCATTTCTGGACGCTCTCAACAGCGGGAAGCTTGTCACACTTGCAGATCAACCGCTGGTTCGGTCGGTCATTCACTTGGAGTACGCCACCATTTATTGCCCATGCAATTACACTCTGGCATATCTCCTGCCGCTTTGAAATGCTATATTCGTGTATTTCAAAGGTGACGGAAACCGAAGCCCCGGATACCGTCTGCTCATTCCCTATAAACAGGCCGTTGCGGTTCGCAAGTTGGGAGCTGGTACGCCTGAACTCAGGTGCTTCGTGGTTGACATCCAGTATGATGATTTTGGGGCTGATTTCGGCAAGAGACACATCATTCAGAACAACCTGATATCTTGATTTCATGGTGCGTACCTCCTTGCCACAAGTTCACTGCCGATCCTCCGGTTGACTGATTCTGTTACCAAATCAGCATCCAGATAGCTGTTGACTGACACACCCTGCATACCATCCCGAACGGCCTGTGCCACGACCTGACCCAGCGTTGCAAGATTGATGCCGCTACCGTCTTCTCCTTCACGGTACCGTCTGGCCTGTGAAGCCGTCAGAACCATTTCGTTGCGGTGGAGCAAAGCGGGGTAGTCATCGTATGGGACATCCCAGTTGCCTTTGGCGTTCATCGATTCTTTTCGGCCAGTCATATTATTACCTACGGCTCCAGCAGCCGATTTTGTTCCTGAAGGGCTTCCACCAGGAGTATATTTCGGAGGCGGTGTTCCAGTTGTGGTATAGGCGACTTCAATATCAATTGTGTGTTTATCCAATCCAAAAATATCACTGACGATATTCCATATTGAAGTTACTGCATTAATCACGGGTTGGAATATACTACTCAATGGTTTTGTTACATGTTCTTCAAACCAACCGCTTACCGAAGCCCATGCAGAAGAAACCGCATCAAGGATTCCTGTCCAGATTTTAGCGATTTCGCCAAACAACGGACTGAATAGTTCTGCAATAGGTTTGGTCACGTTTGTTTCAAACCAAGACGCAATAGTTCCCCAGGCAGCAGAAATCTTTGCGCTTATATCCCCCCACCATTCAGAAACAACATTCCACGCTGCTTCTGCATCAGTTGAAATGGTTGTCCACATTGTTGCAAGGGTCGTTTCCGCAGTACCAATCGCTCCGGTGATAAATCCAGATATCCCTTCCCAGACGGAAGAAGCAGTCGAGCTTATTGCATTCCAAACTGTTTCGGCTGCTGTTTGAATTGCAGACCAAGCGGTGTCCAATGCTGCTTTTGCGCCATCAATCGCCCCGGTGATAAACCCGGAAACAGCATTCCACGCTGTCTCTGCACTCACCTTGATCGCGTTCCACGCTTCGCTCGCAACAGTTGATATGGTTGTCCACGTTGTTGCAAGGGTAGTTTTTGCGGTATCAATAGCGCCGGTCACGAAATCGGAAATGGCATTCCAAACGGTTTCAGCCGTCCCCTTCAAAGAATTCCAGATTGTAAGGGCTTTTTCTTTTACTGAATCCCATAATGTTATAAGCGTTGTCTTTGCGGCTTCAATCGCTGATGTGATCGCAGACTTTATAGTCTCCCACACGGTTGAGGCAGTTGTGCTGATTGTATCCCAAGCGGTGCTTGCTGCGGTTTTGATGGTTTCCCATGCTTCACTCAACCATGCGCTTGCTCCATCGATAGCACCGGTAATAAATCCGGAGATTGCAGTCCATACCGTTGAAGCAGTTGTGCTGATCCATTCCCAAGCAGTATTTGCTGCTGTCTTGATAGTATCCCAAGCACCACTCAACCATGCGCTTGCTCCGTCGATAGCTCCAGTAATGAAATCAGAAATAGCCGTCCAAACGGTATTTGCGGTTTCTTTGATCCACTCCCACGCTTCACTTGCAGCTGTTTTGATCAGTTCCCAAGCAGCACTAAGAACTGTTCCAGCGTTTTCGACAATGGATGTAATGGCTTCTTTGATGCTTTCCCAAATCTGTTCAGCAGATTCTTTCAATGCTTTCCAGATTGTTTCGGCTGCGGCTTTTATTTTTTCCCACGCTTCAGAAACACTTGGCAGTCCTTCCACTATCCCATCTGCAAGTTTTTTGATCGCTTCTAATCCGGCTTTCACCAGTCTCGGAGCTTCACTGATCAGCTTTGTAACAAGTTCAAGAATTATCTTTGGGGCTTGTTCAACCAGTGTAGGAATAGCAGCAATAAGCCCATCAGCGAGTCCATCAATAATGGCAATCGCAGCGTCCACCATCTGGTCAACGTTTTCCGTCAATGTTGTTACAAGTTGGGTAATGGCGTCTACCGCCGCCGGGATAAGAGTTGGTAACGCAGCAGCCAGACCATACGCAAGACTTGTAATGATATCAAGGCCAGCTTGCAAAAGACTGGGTGCGTTGTCCGTAATAAACCCGGCGATTGATGTTACAATCTCAAGCGCAATATCCGTCAATCCATCGATGTTGTCAGATATTGCATCAACCAAGGTGCTCAGAATGGACGATCCGGCTGCAATGATCGATGGCATAAGTTCTTCGATTGCCGTTATAAGTGTTTCAATAATATCCCCAGCTGAGTCTGCGACAATTGGCAGTGAATCGGCAATTGCCGTGGCCAAACCAGACACCATAGTCGTTGCAGCTGATAAAATGTTCGGCAGAACATTTTCAACAAGTTCTGGCAACGCATCGGAAATAATGGGCGCCAGTTCTGCAACTGCAGTACCGATCCCTTGCATAGCAGAAGTGACCGCCGGGATGATATTTCCAGCAGCTGCTTTCGCAGCTGTAATGAAATTGTTCAGAGATTCGTTTATATCTGTTTCAGAATCGATAAATGCAACCTTAAGATTCTGCCATGCGGCTTTTGTCGCAGAGAGGGAACCGGAAAGTGTGTCCATGCCCTCTGCCTGTGCGTATCCAGCAAGGCCAACCATTTCAATATAATCAACTAATGCTGCTTGCTGATCTGCAACATTTTTGATATTGTATTTTGTTGCCTTACCTTGTTCCTTGTTCCATTTATTTACTTGCTTAATGACATCTTCCATGCCCTTTTTGGTTCCCTTGATGCCCACGCCAAGATTGTCGAGCATGGTGTAGTTGCCCTTCATTATTCCGTTGAATGCATTTTGGGCGGATTCTGACGAAATACCCATTGCCGCAACAACATCCGCTTCAGCGGCAACAACTTTATCAGCCAATTCTGCTGCCGCTTGGGCATTGCCACCCATTGCGGATTTTAATCCTACGGCGAGCCCATTCACCTGTTCCAGATAATCGCTGGAACTCATCTGAACATTCTTGTATGCTTCCTTCGATCTTTCCTCAATAAAATCGTATGCATCGCCATATACAAGCTTCGTGCCGCCTACAAGCTGTTCATATTCTGAATAGGAATCAACAGCGGATTTTGTCAGCCCGACAACCGCACCACTGGCAGCGGTTAACGCTGCCCCGGTCACACGTATTGCCGTTTTTGCTGCGCCGCCAATACCACCAAGGACGTTTCCCAGCTTGCTGCCTTTTCCTTCGGCTTCTTCTATTCTTTTGTCAAAGCTCGATGAATCAAGCGTAAGCTTTGCTGCAAGCGTGAAAATATCCATTTGTTCTCCTTTCTGATCACCCGGCTAACGTGTCCAGTTTATCGAGAATGCCGTCAATGATCTGATCAGTTGATAAAGGTTCCTGCTTTTGTTCGTGACCGAAAATTTCACTGTACAACGATAATTCTGTATCATATTTCGGACGAACATTTAGGCAAAGAAGATCGGCAACGTATTCCTTCCAGAAATCAGCTTTTATTCTGTCTTCAATAGCTATCGACAAGGCATAAACGCCATGATAACCGTATTGGAGCAAAATCAGGACAATCAGCTTTCGGCGCTCTTCGTCTGATTGCCTGATAAGTTGAAAAAACCAAGGAAATCCTCATCGAAGCTTTCCCGCAGTTCCTTCACAGTGCTGACAAAGTTCATCTTGCCAACCTTGCTAACAGGTTGCATAGTCAATGCGCCAACAATGGCAAACAGGTCTTCCTTGTGATCCTTCATGCAGAAAGCCACTGCTTGCGGCAGAAGTGTCGCAACAATCTGCACGGTGTCCATGCCTTTCGCATTGGCGAGCTTTTCAAGCATCGGCTTTGTGTTCTCATCATTCAGAAGATTCTGAATGGCAGGAGCAATTTTCACCATTGCATCTGCAGCCTGTTCATTATTCATTTCGGAAATTTTCACTTTCTTCTCCTCCTATAAAAAAGTGAAGGGAACGGGGAACATCCCCATCCCCTTTGAATGGCTTTGCTTTTGCTTTAAGGATTAGTGGTTCCAGTGTTCCCGGTGTTCCCGGTGTTCCCGGTATTCCCGGTGTTCCCAGAAGCAGCAGGAGCATCGAAAAACACGATTTCGCACGGCAATTCGTCATAGTCCTCGACATCGTCCTGGTGCGCATGGAATTCGCAGTTGACCGTGCCTTCGTTTTTGTCAGCAAACGTCAGCGTGAAGTCTGCGGTATTCAACGCGTTGTACAGGCAAATCGCCACGAAGCCCTTGCTGGTGTCGCCGATCCAGACGATATTCTCCAGATAGTCATCGTCCTCAATGGCTGTGCGCAGCTTGATTGTGGTCTTGCTGCCGGATGTTTCAATATCCGCATTTCCGAGAACGTCCTTGATGTGCTGTGCCGTGATTTCGATCAGCGTTTCGCTCAGGTAGGCATCCGCGCTGTCCACAATTTCGGATCCTTTGAAGCGGAACCGGGTGCCATCCGCATCGACCTGCCGGAGTTCCCGGGTAATGGTGAACGTGCCGCCGCCACGCGTAGCTCCGAGGATTCCGGTGCCAGCCGTTTTGGCCGCTGCGATGGCGGTCTTGAGCGCGGCCGCATCCGCAATGTTCTCATAATCGAAGTTTACGAGCGTGATTCCGGCGTTCAGCTGCAGATGTTCGTAGGTCTCTTTCCGCAGCGGAGTGGTCACATTGCTTTTAACTCCCATAAGCTTTTTCCTTTCCCCGGGTTACACGCCCGGTGTGTGATATGAGTTGATTGAAAGGTTGATATAAGCGCGTCTGTAGTCGCTGTCTTCGTCATCAACCAGAATTTGAACCTTCGGTGTTTCCGGCCAGATGACCAGGTATCCGTCATCGAGTGGGATTTTCAGCCCTTCCCCGATTTCCGCAGTGATCTGGTCTGCTTTGCGTATGATTGTGGTGTTTGACCGGCTTCGATCCCACACCTGCGCGTAAAGCGATGCTTTCTGGTTCCACTCCGGTTCGCTGTATGAATAGGTGATGTATGGCAGCTTGACTCCCTCCGGCACTGTGTTTTCGGTATATGCCGGAAGGCCAAATCCGGAAAAAAAGGTTTTCAAAGCGGCTGCTGTCTGGTACAACCGTTATCCCTCCTCCTGCTCTGCATCCGTCGGAAGCTGCCACTTCTCAACAGTGATTAGCCGCCGGTTCAGGCGGCTTGTTCTGGGTGTTACCCTGTCCGTTCCCGGGCCGGTCACCCGGTAAACCTGGTCATTGTCCAGCCTGCGGAATGCTTCGTGATAGTCCAGCTCAAGGGTTTTGTCCACATAGATGTTGTATGTGCGCTTGACACCCTGTTGCTCTGCCACTGTGACCTCCGGCGCGGATTCATACTCCCACGCAGCGTTGAAGCGGATACCATCTGCCCATATGGGCATATATCCCCCAACGGGATCATCCACCCATGTTTTATTGATGGCTACACATTCCACCGTGTATTCATCCAGTAAACTCATAGAGACGGTTTCCTCCAACGCTCAAGCTGTTTTCCGTAAATGTCGCGCCAGCTGATGGGGCTGGCGGCCCCCTGGTTTCTGTTATTGCCGGTTCTCAGCGAGTACGAATAGCCGTTGAAGCTCTCGCTCTGGTACGGGCTGTTGATTACGTCGCTGTTGTTTTCCACCCACTGGCTAATCTCTTCGGACAGCGTGAACAGCTTAGGAGGGATCGCCATCACGCGTATCGTTCCGGCAAACGTTTCGTCTCGAAGCCCCGCCGCATTTATATCGTCGTCATCCTTGATGCCGTCCGCGTGCCATGTATAAATCCCGTCGTTCCGTCTACTGCCGCAGATCAGGAACCGGTCACCGTCTTCGGCCCCGAAATCAGGAGAAATCATGCCGTCCTCGACCGTGTACGTGACCTTGTCGGCCTTGATCGGCACGAACCAGTTATGGATATAATCCAGAACCTCTGTCAGCATGATTTCCCTCCGTTATTTCGTAGGCTTTTTTCTCGATGCCGTTTTCCGGGGTTTTTTGGCCCCTTCCGGCGCGTTGACCGTCTGGCCATCCGGTTGTTCGTCCTGAACATCAATCGCCCGAATCAGCCGCATTGCCGCCCCATTACGGCCGGTTTCCAGCGCGTCCAGTCTGTCAGCCGGGATTTCTCTACCATCGAAGGGGAAAGGCTCCCCTTCGTGGTAGAGATGCCTGTCCGTCAGATCGCGCCAGGTTGTCGCACTGACGAAAGTTTTCATCCTTC